AGAAGTCCTTCTTGAGCAGGAAGGTTTAGGTAGTAACCCTTGACCTCATAGCCTTGACTCTGCAGAAACTTTATAATCTGCGCTTGGGACATCTCTGCTTTGGTATACATCGTGATGATGCCTTGTTCCTCTTTTATTCGTATCATTTAATCTGTATTATTGATTTGTACAAATTGTTTTGTATAACCTGTTTGCAACATCTTGAGAGGTATGTCCATCATATTGAAATAGTGGCACATCATATTCAGGCACTTTAAATATGTCCCAATTTTCTGCTGAATAGTGATTTGAAATTAACCCAAAAGGAGTCATTGCACATACTATAAAATATTTTTTCTTCTTTCCAAAGCACCACTCTCCGCTGTTGTGTCTCCAGCTTTTATGTACCTCATATTTGTCTTGTTTCGCCCACTCATTGAAAAGTGCGGCATTGTATAACATTCTGAACTCATATAATTCATTAAATGTATGATACCCATCCGAAGTGTTACCGTCTATTTTCATATTTTTTTACTATATTAAAAGTTATTTTAAATCTTATCTGCCAGCCAGTATTTTTGATTGAGAAAAGTACTCGGGTAAGGCATCGCTGTTTTATCGGCTTTCTTCCCTTCTTTGAATTTAGGAATAAAGAGCAGAACCTCTATTTTTTCAGCATCCGTGAGGGCGTTCCATGCTTTCTGTGTCGCAGGTATCTTTCCCACCTTGTAGCCGTAGGCGTTCCAGAAGACCTCAAACCTTAAGTCTTTTGGCATTTCCAAGAAGTCAAAGTCTGGAATAGGACTATCCATCCGTTTTAAAAAATCGGTCTCACTTCGGAGCTTATTCGCTTGTCTGAGGGCAACAGTTATGTCTTCCCATGTCCAGCGGGTATTGGATAACTCCACCTTTCGGAGCATCCCGAAAGTATTGTCATATCCAAGTGTTATTTTCTGCTCGCTGTCTTTGTGAATGATGATGTATTCTTTCATAATAGTTGATGAATTTTATTCTTTAACATATCCAGTTTGTTTTGTTCATAAAACCCTATTTCGCTGGTATTAGCTATGATAAGGCAGTTAAAAAGAGTGTCCATTTGGTAAAATTTTAAAGTAAGCGAAAGCTCTCTGCCATTGGGGTTATTAGTGTAAGTAAAGCATCTGCTGGTAAGAGTTTTAAAAAGCTCCTCCAAGATGGATTTTTGCACTTTTTCCTCCCTTGTCCGAGCAATACACTGACTGGCATTTCTTACTATGCGATGCACTAAAAACAGGGTTTCTGGCGCAATTTTAATTTTCGTTTTCATTTTCTTGGTTTTTGAATAAGAAAAAGTTTCGGGGAACCGTGTAAATAATCATCTCGCTATCAAAATGCCCCCACGAAGTATCTTTGCAGATACACTGTATTCCATCTTTAATTTTAATATAAATGCCTTCGCCTTTCACTTCTAAAACCTTTTCTAAATCTTGGTTTAAAATCTTTATTATATCCATGTTTTTAATTTAAAATTATCGTTTCTTCTACGAGGCTGTCTGCGAGCCTTTTGGCAAAATTCAAGTCTTTTTGAGCATTTAAAAAAGCGTTATAAAGACTTGTTAGCCTCTCGGCAGGGATTTTGTTAAAATCATCTTCTTTCGCTGCGCGACAAGCGATGCCTTTTACATATTCTACGCTTGGTTTTTTATTCATCTTTTCAAATACCCCGAAGATAGCCGCTATCAATCTTTTTCGCTTTTTGTCTAGTTCTTGGGACTTCGCTGAAGCTCTTTTGTTCAGCTCGTAATAAAGCTCATCTATTTCAGATGCTGTAAGCTCTTTCGCAGAGCTGGTGCGCCCATTGGTGAAGTTGTAGATGATTTCTCCCCGTTGCTCCTGTACTCCTTGCTTGGAGAAAGAAGTCATTAGTGCTTTAAGTGTTGCCATATCTATTTAGTTTTTAATAAATTAACTTTCCGAAATAAAAAGCGATAACGCTCCCCGCCATAGCCCCCAAAGCATAAACCACTCGGTCCAATTCGCTCCCGAAGGCAATTTTCTTAACATTGTGCGACCAAATGAAACTAATCAAGAAGCCACAAATTATAATTCCGAGTAAAAACTCTTTTGCGATAAACCGGGTATTCAGCACAACCAGAAATACCTGTGAAAATCCGGTTGCAAAAAGCACTATTCTATTCATTATATAATTCCGTTGATTTTTTGTATATAAATTTCTTTGAAAATTGTATTTTGCTCCGCCCGATGGCTCGAACATCGGTGCCTGCCTGTGCGGAAAGATTGGGATTTAATCCTCTCGTTTTGAAGCATCCAGCATTATTGCAAAATCAGAGATAAGTTCTCTCAAAACTTCTTGATATTCTTCTTTGCTAAGTTCTTTTGTTTCTCTCTCGAAAAACTCTTTTACTGCTTCTGTGATTTCTTCTATTTTGTCCATTTTTAAATTATTTTTAAAGATTATGTTACTCAGCATACATAGCTTTTACTGCAAACATGCATGCCTCCTCTAATTTTGTCTGCGCAAGGGAAATAAGCCTTTGCTTTTCTCCACTTGCTGGAGCAGTATTTTTATCGCCTCTCTGTTGCTCCAGCCCGTCTATGATTTCTGCGATACGCTTCCTTGTGGTCTCTACTATCATTGGCTCCATTTCTCTATTTCTTAGACCACACCTTTTCTGTCCTATTGTCATTTTAAATTAGTTTTAAAGGTCATTTAAATTACTCTTGTGGAAGCAGGAAACTCAAATCAATATCCTTTGAAAGCTCTGCGCTGGTCATAGATAAAGGCAGGTTTCTTTCTATCCCTACGCCATCTACTTCCCATGCTTCTATAAACCATTTGGATAGTTTCGGTTTGTAGGCGTTCTGGATGATTTCCACTCCTTTCTGAAAGTCCGTATCTGGATAATCTCTATCGGCAATTTGTCTCAGTTCCAGAACTTTTTTACTATCCAAATCCCCTTTGCCGTTTCTTTGTAAAAGGCGGTAAATAGATGCTACTAATTTTTTAGAGTTTTCATCCTTAACTAATGTTCCTAAGAACTTGTGCACCATTTCCAAACCATATCCTGCCTCATCGGTGTAGCCGTCTGTAATTCGGTAGCCCAGTTTGATACTTTGTTTTCCGTGGGTGATGGTGTGGCTTTGCTGATTTTTAGCCTTAATGCCCATTGTTTCTATTTTCAGCTTCAAGTAATTTTCAAAAGTTCGGAAAGTGACCTCCTTTATTTTTGTAATATCATCCGAAACGCTTTTAAGAAGTTCAAACATTGTTGGCACCGTTCCTGCTGCCAAGTCTTCCAATGCTTTTAAATCTTGGGCTTTTTTCTCTTTCTTGGCTTTTTCCTCCTCTTTTAGTTGGTTCTGTAAAGTCTTTTTCTGCTCATCCGTGAGCTGTGTGATGTCTATTGCTGTCATAATCTTTTATTTTTTTGGTTCTAATTTCTTTTTTAAAATTCTTGTATGGGTCTAATGTCTTGCAGTTCTGGAGTAAGATTGCCAGCACTACAACTGCTAATATTTTATAAATCATCGATATCATCATAATAAAGGGTTATCAGTATAATGGAAACGAATGAAGTATAAGTAAGGGTAACTATTCCCCACATTATATCTTGTCGCCAGCAAATAGCACTTAACAAAAGCCCTATTAAAGCGATTAAAAGAGTGTTTTCCTTTCTGAATATATCAAACAGTTTTAAGATATAAACAGCGTGGGCTAATAATAAAATCATAAGTGTTATCATAATGTATCTTTTTCTTCTAATAGTTCTTTTTGCTTTTCTAATAGTTCATCCAGCTGGTGCTGTAGCTCTTTCCACTCTGCAAGGCTTTCCGCCTCTTCCATTTGTTTCTCTATTTCTTTTATCATCACTTCCAACTCCTCAAGGTTGGGCTCAAATAGTTCTGTCATATCTTTTCAATTTTAGGGTCTATTAAAAATATATTATGCTTTATTTCCGTACATCTTTCACTCTTAATTTCTGCATCGTGTTTTTTTAGAAAAACTTGAATATTACTTTTTGCCATCTCTATTGCTCTTTTACGGGTTGATGCCCATACAAGGTAATCTATCGGTGCCGATTTATACCTCAATCCATCTTCTGGGGCTTTCTTGATGGTAAAGTGAATTTTGAAAAATTTTAAGCCCATTGTTTTTTTTTCTTCTGCTTTCATATATTTTTTAATTATAAGGTTTCCATTTCATTCGCAGTGCTCTCATGAACACATCGTTTATTTTCTTCTCCAGCTTCTCAGGCTGGGTAAACTCTTCGTCCTGCAAAATCTTCGCCCGCTCATACTGGATATATATCCTTTCAAATGATGTAAATACCCGTTCGTATTGACTGTCAAACTGCAAGACCTTTAATAACATATCTTCTCTGGTCATATTGTTTAATTTTGATGTCCTTGTAATTCTTCGTATCTTTCCTCCCAGATAACATAAGGGTTTTTTCTTCCGTATTTTCTGCCTTTGTTATATGCTCCGTAAGCATCTGTTCTTACTTTCATGTTAGCATCATGCATTATATCAAACTCTAATTGGTCTTCAGGGTTGTTTCCTCTTGCATGAGCCGTTATGATGAATATTTTTTTAGGGAATAATTTTCTTACTAATGTCAAATAATCTTGAAATGCATTTCGTCCTTTGAAGAAATAAGTTGCAGAGTCTATTACCACCACTTTTGCGGACTGCTTCTTTCTAAGACGCTGTACAAGCTCATCATAATTGTCTTTTACAGCATGAAAATTCCCTCTTACAGAGTCTATACCACATCTTTCCATTCTTAAAAAGAAATCATCATCATCTGGTTCTTCTTCTAATGAGTTATAAATGACTTTATAAGTTCTTGCAAATTCTGCAACAAGTTGCATTACAAAACTACTTTTTCCGCTTCCAGACGCTCCCCAAATCAGCCAAACACCTTTGTCTTGTGGTGTAGAAAACACTTCTTTAAATTCTCCTGTAAAAGGAATGTAGTGTCGCTTAGTATTCTTTATATTATCATAAGTAAGCGCTTGTTTTAATTTAATTTCTTCCATGTTATAGGTTTGGTAGTTGTAATACTTTTCTTGCAAATCTTTCTGTCATTGGCTCTCCTGTTCGTATACTTTCTCTTTTTATAGGAAGCAAAGCATCGTGCAGTTCTCCGTAATTGTCACAGTTATTTTGTAAAAACTTGACTAAACTTTTATCTTCAATATCATTTAAAAAGCCTTTAAATGATGTATCAATAGGGCTTAAAACTCTTATCCCGAATTTTATTCTTCGGTAGAACTGTGGCATGCCTGCTTTATTTTTCTTTTTGAGCGACTCTAGTTTGTCTGTCAGCTGGTCTGTTCCTATAAGGTTAATAGATACATATTTGTGTAAGTGGTCGTGTAGTTCTTTGATGTTGCAGAGTGTCGCTATCTTCATATATTCAGCCTCATCAAAGATTAAGACCGGCTTTTCTCCTTTCATTCTTCGGGCTTTTAGGTTTTTGATGATATCGCCCATTTTTTTAGACTTGGATTTACCATGCTTTAGTTTGAGAGCGTCTAAAATCTTATCCAAAAGGTCAGAGATATTGTCCATAGAACCTACAGTGATTTTAAAGTTCTCTTTCGGGTTTTTGCTGACAAATTTGTCTGCAAAATAGGTTTTACCACATCCGGTTTCTCCGATAATTACCCTGGTATACCCAAACTCCTTAGATTCTTCCAGTGTGGCAATAATTCCCTTCATCTGGCTGGTGGGTATTGTTTTCCAGAGTTCCTGCTCTGCACTTTTATTGATAACATCAGCAAGCATTCTAAACCATTTTTCTGGGATGTCACCTGTGTTTCCTGCTCCTGCATTATATTTAAACTCTGAATTTGGTTTAAACATTTCTGATAAATACTCCTCACTAACTCCCGATAGTCTGTGCATATCTGCACTATTCATTTCTCTTTCCTGCATAAATGCGAGGGTATCTTTTACAATCTGTTTTTTTTCTGTTATATCCATATCTTTTGTTTTTATAGGTATTCGTTTAAATCAACTTTATCTGATAAATATTCATCTTGTTCTTCTTGCCAAGATGTTTGTTTTCTCTCTTTGGTATTAGCTTCTATCTCTATTACTTTAGCTTTGGCTTGTTCTGCCGTTTTTAGCCTTGCTTTGGATTTTTGGTTTTTATGCTGTCCCAAACTATCCGTGAGCAAATGTTTTGCAAGGGTATCTTCTAGCGCTGGGTTATCCTGCATCATGTTACTTACTATTCTACTGCTGGTTGCTCTTTCTTCTATGATGTAGTCTTCTACCTGTTCGTTGTATGCGAATACTTTATGTAGTTCTTCTGCATCTCCCTCGGTTCTGTCATAGAGTGCCATTGGCTGAATGTATTTTTCTTGAAGCAGAAACTTATTTTTATCATCAGAGGATACTACCAATATCTGACTGAGGTCAAAAGGATTGTATTTTACCTGCCAATTAGTATGCAGAAGCATTCTGAAAGCAATATCAAAGCTGTCGTAACAACGCTCCTCGCCAAGTATTACAGGAGTAATTCCCTGTCCCTCTAGTTTGCAGGTTCTCTTAGTCTGCATTCCCATTACATCAAGAAGGTATTCCGTTTCCATATACCCGATATGCTCTTTTGGAGTTTTATCAAATCCTTCCAGGTAATCCTTTAAGAGTTCTTTCCTCTCAGCGTTTATCATCGCTTCTATCTGTCTGCATACCCCTTTATAATCTGGGAAAGAGTGGCGTATTTTATCCAAAAACTCTGTGTTTGGCTGGTTTTTACTTCCTGTTGTTACACCATATCCCGACCAGTTAGGAGCTAGTTTACAATGTTTTTCATTGAACCTCTTAAACCATGGCTCTATTGGTTTAGCCTTTGCATTTTTGACTTTTGCAGGGGTATAGTGCGTACATATCCCTATATAATTTGCCTTTAATTCCTTACCTCCATATCGGTCTGACTGGAGCTGGTAAGGTCTGTAGTACTCTCCAAAAAGCTCCTTTATATGCTGAAAAGCATTCAAGGTGGCCTCTTGTATCAGTTCGGGTGTTTCGTGGGTGCCTATAGCATAGCCCACAGGGTAATAATTGAACGGGTCTAATACTATCACCGCATTTACCCTGTTAGTATAAGTGGTTACATTATGCCCTTTGCTGTTTTTATCTGTTTTTTGATACAGAAGCTCTTGTATGGTTTGCAAAAATTATCGAATGGGAATTTCCAAATTTTTCAGTCGAAAGCCATCTTGACAATTTGTATAAAGTACAGGAAATAATTGAGTCAAATGGAGCAGTGGAAGGAAGAATTCATAGATTTTATATTGTGGGTAAGAAGATTTGATTTGTTGTTGTAATTTAATTGGAAAAAATTCTAGAAAAATAGGAGGTATTTAAAATTGAATAATTACAAGCCACCTTTTCAAATAACGGAAAAAATGACAGTACTAATAGGTGAAATAAGTGAAGAAATAGGGAGAATGTCTATTTTTCAGGAAAAAATTTTAAAAGCCCTGCCTTTAATGAAATGATGGTAGACATTAAGGAAAGAAAAATCAATTGTATTATTGTAAA